GCTGCTGCCGATCTGGGCGTCGTCGCCGCTGCTGTTTAACTCTCCCTCCGGCAACTCCGAATTGATAATCGACGCGCTTACCGCATCGATCGAAGCCATTTCCACCGGCAGGAACTCGTCGCCGAAGTGCTCGAAGCACTTCGCGGATAGCCAGCGAGCATCTGCGGCGCGCTTGTCGTCATAGAGAGCAACCACGATGTCGTGGTAGGAGCCCTCGCCCGCAGGAAACTTGGCGATGAACCATTGATAGCCCTCACGGCAAGCGGACCATTGCTTCAGCAGAACCTTGGTAATTTGCATGTTCTTCTCCTCGCCCTGTGGGCGTAAAAAAGGCCGCTCAGGCGGCCTTGTCGTTGATTGGGTCTTCGCCGGCGAGCTCACGCTCCAGCTGGCGCTGCCAGTAGTCGCCGCGCCGGCGGCGGTGTTCCGGGGTTTCTGGCTTGCTGCGCACCTTGGGGACGAGCTCGCTGGCCCTGGCGCCCTGGGCGATCTGGATGAAGTCGCGCAGCTCGGTGTTGTGGCCGATCATGCGATGAGCCCTTCCACGGAGAAGAGCGCAGCGACGGCGTCGGGCAGGTGGGATATCCGCTCAAACCGGCTACCGGCCTCCAGTTCTTGCCACGGTGCCACGTCTCCGTTGAGGTGCAAGCCGGCTACACCCTCGCTCTCGGTCATCAGGCCTTGGATGTCTTCGACCAAGCCGGAAAGCGCCGCCAGTAGCAAGGTGCGCTGATGCAGTTTGCAGTCCACCTCGTCGAGGGTGGACTCCTCCGGCCGGGCGCCAATTGCCTCGCGTATCGCGCGCAGCTCTGCCCAAGCGTGATCACGCTCCTCAGCCATCGCGGCCAAAGCGGCATTCGAATTGGCGAGTTGAGTCTGAAGTTCATCACGCTGTTTGCGTGCAATATTCAGCTCGGCAAACCTCTGACCGAGGTTTGGATTACCCGGCGCGCCGCCCTGCGCATAGCGCTCCAGCGTTGCAGTATCCCAGCCGACCAAGGCATTCACACATGCCACGATGCGGCGGGCGTTTCGATGCACAACGGACTCCGCAATCAAATGGCCTCCGTAGTACTCGACGTGTTCTGACCCCGGCATCTCTGGGACAGGATCATTAGCAATGACCGTATAGCCAATACCCAGACGCCACGGCTCTTGGGTGTGCTCCATCACGCCGCCTCCCGTTCATCGTCGGCCCGGCCATCCATCTGGTCGCGCGCCGCAGCGGTGTTGAAAGTGCGCACCGCAGCGACCAACGGCTGCATCGGCTCACCCATCGGGCAACCGTCAAACACTTTGCGCAGCAGGTCTTGCCCCAGGAACATGTACAAGGCTTCCAGCGCTTCCGGGCGGCCGCTCTCCCACATCTCTTCGAAGAAACGCTGCCCCATCGCACGGCAGCAATCGGGATCAGCGAGCATCAGATCGATCTCGTGCTCGACGGCCAGGTGGTCAATCTCTTCCGCCGCCATCGCGGCGCCGTGCCGGCCCAGGTCGGCAAGCACTTTGCAAGACAGGTTTTGTAGGCTCATGGTGATCAACTCCAGTAAGGTTGCAGCGCCAGCAACAGCACGATGGCCATGCTGATGGCGATGGTTTGAAGGGCGTAGCTCATCGCGCCCTCACGACTTGGTGAACCGGTGTACCGCGGCGGCTGAACCACATGAAGCGCAAACACTCGCCGTTGGCGCGCAACTGCTGCGCCTGGGCGTCGCTGAGCCAGCCGATCATGAAGTGAGGCATGCTGTGACCTCCAAAAAGAAGCCGCCCGGCGGGGAGCGCGGGCGGCCAAGGTACTGCGGGGGAAATCTGTCCCCGTCTTTCCGGGGTGTCAGCGCTGCGGTAGCTTTCCGTCGAACTTTCCAGCGCATTCCCGACGCATCAGCCGTTGGTTCAGGGCGCCGCACCCCTGTTTGCTGCTGCCGGTTACGTTGTCCGGAGTCGCTTGGCATGCGACCGTCTGCGCTGCCCCTCGCCACCCTTGCCATCGAGCCAAATTCATTGGGGGACGGTAGCCGGCTTTCAACTGCGCCTTTCCGTGGGCTACGACGCACCTCCACCCGTTCGCGTCCTTTGCTCGGTTGCCTGGCCGTGGTCACCAGTCCTGCTGCTGCACATTGAAGCGGGCCGGGCGCTACTCCGGCTCTGTGGTCGATACGCGGTTCGGAGGCTAACTTCTATTGCTCCATCGGCTAACACTGCCCAAGCGGGACTCTCACCCCTACCGCCAGATCTAGTCTGGACACCCGCGCCACGTCTGCGTGTCTGCTTTCCACGCCGCCGCTTCAATGTGCCGCCTCGTTTAGAAGCGGCCTTCTACTTCACTCCCCCGTTTTCTGCCACGGTGGGCTTGGCTTCCTTTGCGTAGGCCCGTGCAGTCTTGCTGGCGGTGCCCTATTCGCGCCTGTCGCATTCCAGGCGCTCTCCCTCAACCGAGTTTTGCAGGCCGTAGCCGCGAGGGTGGTGCTGTTCGCAGGTTGTTTGAGATCGGTGCCCGGTGTGCTGGGCTGGTGACTGAACAATAGCAACGAGCGAATGCACATGCAATAGCAACGAGCTAATTTTTATTAGCAATGTTGCTTTTTTGTCGTGCGACCAATCGCACGTTGCTCAGCAAACTGGGTATCTAAATAGGAAGAAGGGAGGCATGCGAGCTGTTCGGAGGCACAAAGGCAACCAAAAAATGACCTAATGTGAACAATGAGGAGGTCTTAATGCAGATAACGCTTTCAAACCTGCCGGAGGCCGTGGAGCTTTTCAGGCAGCGGACTGGCGCCGTGGTGCATGACGTGGCGGTGCTCAGGCGCGTGCTAATCAAGGTAAGGACTGCGCACGATCTTGAAGCGGCCCTGGCTCTGGTGCGCGCGGCCGCCGGCGGCCTACCGCTCATCTTGGTGGCGTTCTTCGGCGACCAAGGGTTCGACAAAGCGCTGAACATAAACCTCGGCTGGCCCAAAGCCTGGATCGCAACGTACTCAGCAAACCAGTTCCATCGCGTTGACCCTGTTGCCTACGGCCCAGCCGGCGCAGTATTTCCGTGGTCGCCGATGCTGACGACGCTGGAGCCTCGGACAAAACTCGACGAGCAGTTCGCGCGGGCAATCAAAGAAAACCAGATGCAATACGGTCTTTCGTACATTGGAGAGTGGCAGGACTGCCGCGTGATTCTGTCGATGATAGGGAAAGAGATAGAGGACGACCGGGAGACTCGCGATTTGCTGGAAGTGCTAATGCCGGATCTGGTGGACGTTGCCTATAGAGTTTTTGCTTCAAACAGAAAAACTTCCCAAATGGAAGTAATTCAGCAAACACTAATAGAACTGTATTGTCACAAGGGATTAAAAAAAGACGAGATAGCATTAGAATTAGGCATGACGAGAAAAGGCGTGGATTACCACATAAACCAGCTCATGGACCGTTATTCCGCCAACACTATAGAACAATTGATGTTCAAGATTGGTGCATGCGAATAGCTCATCACTCTTAAATACTTGCTTCAAAAATACGTAGAAATACTGTGTACAGTTTTGACTTCCTCTGGGGAAGTGACACTGAACTCCGTCAAATGGGAAAATATCGTCACAACACAACAACATAGTGACAAATGACAGGCCCTACGCTCGACGAAGAAACGGAGTAAGAAATGCAATGCGGTAAAAGTAGCAACACGAATCACCCCTGCATCCACGCGACAAACTGCCATCACTTCAAGGCAATCGTGGACGCGGACAACGAAGAAGGACCTATCGCCCAGCTGCTGGTTCAGATCCTGCCGTCTGGAAAGCTGCGATTGAGCGGCGCAGATGGTGAGGTTGGGAAAATCCTGAAGTTCTTCTCGTGATAAATGGCGCCCCCCGGCGCCATTATGCTTTCTTAGAGCGAAGAATCAACGCATCGCGCATCAGGTTGAGAAATGTTTCTGTCTCAAGCTCAGCAAGGATATGGGCCAACTCCTCCATAGAACGCGCCTCTATTTTTAATTCCCGGCCGTCGCCACATAATGGATGGGGGCGATCCATCCATCCAGTTGGTTTGCCGCAACCTTGCTCCAACTTCCTGGCAAGTGTATGCCCCACACCGCGCGGGCGCCCGCTCGGAAGGGGTACACCGTTCAGGATATGGGATAGATAGGCAGGTGATGTATCTGAAACTTGTGCGACAGCAGCAATAGTAGATCGCTCAACCACCAAAGCCCGGAGGTTTTCAAGTCTTACATCTTCAACCTTCATTACACCTTCTTGGCGTGCTGGGCCAGTGCATCGGTTATCAGCTTGTGCAGGGTGTTTGTCTCCAGCTCACCCAATATGCTGGCGAGTTCCTCCAGAGAACTGGCTTCAATTCGCTGCACCTGGCCACCACTGCCTATAGGATGAGGGTGATCCATCCAGCCCATTGGCTTACCGCAGCCCTGCTCCAGCTTCCTGGCCAAATCCGGACCAACATCACGCGGCTTACCTGTACGCGACGGCACGCGGTTCAATATCTGGCTCAAATAAGATGGGGATGTATCAGCGACCTGGGCGACGGCTGCGATGGTGGACATCTCAGTCACTAAGGTCCGCAAATTATCCAGTCTGATGTCTTCAACTCTCATATCTCACTTATAGCATTTTGCTAAGACCCAATACATGTGCACGTTGCTATTGCTTTAACATTTGCACGTTGCTAATATCGCCTCATCACCACCCTGGAGATGAGCATGAAGCTGAACACCATGACGGCGCAGGAGCGAAAGGCTCTAGCAGAAGCGGCCGGCACAGACCACGTCTACCTGTATCAATGTGGCGCAGGCCTCAGGAAGCCAAGCCCCGACCTCTGCCGCCGCATAGTAAAGGCTGACCCGAGATTTCTTCTGTCCGATCTCCGCCCTGACATCTGGGACGCCAATACGAGCGTAGCAGTCAGCTCGAATGATGAATGCATGAATAGCGAGGTGCAATCATGAGCTCCCGCTACATTCACATCACAGCCGCGGCCCAGACGATCGCGAAGAGCCACCATAACGGCATCGCCGGCCTGGCCGCAGCGATGAAGACCTATCCCAAACTGCTGGCCAACAAGCTGAACCCTACCCTCGCCGCCAACCAGCTGACGCTGGAGGAGGCCGCAGAGATCACCGACCGCACGCAAGACCCTGCGATCGCCGACGCGCTGGCCGCCCTCTGCAACCGCGTGACTGTTGCCCTGCCTGATGCGGAGATAACCCTCAAAGAACTCTCCCGCGAGTGCTGCCGGCTGACGACGGAATGCGGCGAGGTTGCACGCGAGATTTCTGATGCAGAGCAGCCCACATCCGAGTGGGGCGAGCGCGTCAGCCCGGCCGAAGCCAAGCGGATCGAGTCCGCGCTCTGGGATCTGGTCTCGGTGACCATGGGCATGATCCAGCGAGTCAGGGGGTAGGCATGGAACCCCGCAGCATTGCTCATTGGGGGCAGACATGAACTATTACGAGCATCACCTCGGCGACTATGCCGAAGCCACGGCGCACCTCTCTTTCGTTGAGGATGCTGCCTATAGCCGGCTCATCCGAAAATACTACGCGACGGAGACCCCACTCCCGGCGGATCTGCGAACCGTGCAGCGGCTGGTCGGCGCCAGATCTGAGGAAGAGCGCCAGGCCGTCGAAATCGTCCTCAGCGAGTTCTTCACCCTGGCCGATGACGGCTACCACAACGCGCGCTGCGATCAGGAAATTGAGCGTTTCCGCGATAAGCAAAAAAAGGCTCGGCGCAGTGCGAACGCACGCTGGAACAAGGACAAGGAGCAATGCGAAGACGATGCGAGCGCACCGGACACAGCATTACAACCGCAATCCAAAGGCAATGCGAACGCATCCGAGCCGCACAAGCCTAGCAATGCGAACGCATCGAAAAAAGCATGCGAACGCATAGATTCAGGATGCGAAGGCAATGCTCACCAGTCACCAGACACCAATACGCAATCAGTAGATTGCTATGTGAGTGATACGCGCGCAGGAATTCCCGTCCCTGACGACTTTCAACCGGCACGGGTTGACGTGGCGAAAGCACAATCGTCAGGCCTGGATCTGGCGACCGAAGTCGATCGCTTCGTGGCCCACTACCAAGCCCACCGCGAGACCCGTGCTGACCAGCAAGCCTGGGAGGCTCAATTCCGCAAGTGGATGCTCGACCAGCAGCAGTTCAACGCCGACCGGCAGCGTGTAACCGACGCCAAGGTCCGTGCCGCAAACCGTCCAGGTGCTGATGCTGGCCGCGCCGCCGCAGCCGACGCAATCGGCGTTGGCGATCAGTACTTCACCACCGGAGGCAGCTATGAAGCGATCCCATCTTGACCGCGCCACGGTGCGGGAGATTTTCCGCGTTCTCCGCGGCAGTTTCGGAAGCGTGTTCCTCGAAAAATTCAGAACGGGGAAGTTGGTCGAAGGCGGCCCGAATGACGGCCGCGACGTCGGCGTACTGGAGGCAATGGACGTGTGGGCTCACAAGCTGCGGAACCTGTCCGCTGCTGACGTCAAGCACGGCCTGGAGGCCACGTTCAAGCACCCGCCGTCCTGCGACGAGTTCCTGACGGCCTGCTGCGCCCGGGACATCCGGCCACCGGCGCCGGAGTACAACCAGGCCCAGCTTGAGGCGCCGAAGATGACCCGCGAAGAGGCCGAAGTGCAGATCGCCCAGGTAAAACGCGCAGCGCGAGGCATGCGCTTCCCGAGTGACAACGTGCGCAAGCTGGAATGGGCTTACGCCATCGCCGACGAGACCGCGCGAGGCGTCTACAAGGGCGGGATGCATGGCAAGCGTATGGCCGCCGAGGCGATCCGAGACTCGCGCAAGCCTGTCCCCGAGTCCCTGGTGCCGTTCCTGACGAAAACCAACATGGAGGACGCGGCATGACCCCGATCCGCTTCACCGTCCCCGGCGCACCAGTCGGCAAAGGCCGCCCGAAGGTCAGCACGCGCGGCGGCAAGTTCGCACGGATGTACACGCCGGAGAAGACCGCGAATTACGAATCCCTGATCGCCATCGCTGCCCAGCAAGCCATGGCCGGACGACCGCTGATTACAGGCCCTGTCGACGTCCGCATGATGATCACGCTCCCGATCCCTGCCAGCTGGAGCAAGAAAAAGCAGGCGGCCGCCCTCGCCGGCCAAATCCTCCCGACGAAGAAGCCAGACATCGACAACGTCGAAAAGGCAATTTACGACGGCATCAACGGCGTTGTGTGGACTGATGACGTGCAAGTGTGCGACGTGATCAAGCGCAAGCGTTACGGGGCTATACCAGGCGTCACCGTGCAGGTTCAGGAAATACAGGGCGCGCTCTTCGCCGCATGACCGTGATGACCAAACAAAACCAAAACGAAATCGAGGGCGATATGCAGTTCTCAACTATCCGCGCGCTGGTAGGCTGGGCGTTTCAGATCGAAACCGTCAGCATGGTGAAGGTGCAGAAATTTGGCGAGGACACATCGCCGGCGTTCGAGGGATTGACGCCCTGCGACCTGAAGGCGCAAAGCGCGATGGTGATGGCCAAGATCAACCGGCTCCCGCCGGATCAGCGTGCTGTGCTGTGGGCGCTGCACGTACAGCGGGAAACCGAGATTGTTTACCTGACCACGCTCACGCCCTGCAAGTGGCACTGGCGCACAGACATGGACATCATCCGGAAATGGGCTACAGGCGAAGGGCCAGGCTGCCGCGATCTCGGCGACCGGCACAACATTCACTATTCGACCGCCCACCGGTACGAAAAGACGGTGATCAAACAGATGGAGCGACTGATGCACCAGGCCTATTCCGCACTGGAGGAACCGCTATCTGACATTCTCATGGCATTGAGATACGAGGAACGAGACGCTGCATAATCCCCCTCTTGAGAACGTTGTCATCGCCCATATCTACCTGTCCAGGCGCCTTTGCCTGCATGTAAACTTTTAACAAAAAAGGTGTAAAAATGGGGACTTTGATTGTTCAATGTAACCAATGCCAGCGAAGTCATACTGTTGATGTGGCCGAGCTTGAATTCGACACTGTTGGTTCCGATGACCGACAGATGGGGCCGGAAGTGTTGTATGGTGCAGAGCACGATATTTACTGCACCTGTGAGAATCATATTCAAATTTCTCACCAGTACTCTGAGTATCCTATTGGCGTTGAAAATGAAGGGACAACAGACGTCACAGGGGCGTTTGTGATTAGCGATACCCTGTAATTACAAATGAGGTAGTTCACCAGTAGCTTGACAGTCTGGTGCAACAAAACTACCATATTTGCAGCAGCCCAAACCACGTCCATGGTTTGGGCTGTTTTGTTTTCAGGCCTCCTCAAGACCCTCTGCACATCCCCATAATGCAAGGGTTTCGCCCCAGATACCACATGAATAATCCGCCTGATTCATGACCTCGCCCCGCCAGCCGCGGGGCATTTTTTTTTGGAGCTCCAAATGCTGACCCTCACCCCCATCAACGAACAGATGTCCTTCTGCATTCGCCCGGTAAACGTCAACCAGGACGGCTCTATCTCCGCAACCGTTTCCCTTGGCGTGGTCCGGGAGACTGCCCCCGCAAGCGAGGGCCAGCCCGCCAGCCGTACCTTCGTCACCTTCGCCCAGCAGTCCCACTTCATCACGCCGGAAGAGGCGGTGACCGTCCTGGCCACCCGACCGGATGAAGGGGAATCGCTCAACGACGCGCTGTCCCGCGCTGTTCACACCGCGCTGAAGGCTAAGGGCGCGATCCAGTTCTGAAAGAAAAGCCGATGGCGAACCATACAAAGCTGACAGCTGAAAAAATGGCGCGCTTTCTGGAAGTCCTGTCGAACACCGCCAATGTTTCGGCGGCGGCCAAGACGATACGTGTGTCACGCGGCCACCTGTACGAGGTCCGCGCCGGCAACGACGAATTCGCCGCCGCATGGGACGAGGCGGTCAAGCTGGGCACCTCTGCCCTCGAAGACGAGGCAGTGCGGCGCGCCATGGACGGCACGCTGAAGCCGGTGTTCTACAAGGGGCAGAAGTGCGGAACGATCCGCGAGTACAGCGACACGCTGCTGATCTTCCTGCTGAAGGCCCGCGACCCGGACAAGTACGCTGACCGCGTGCGGAAAGAACTGACAGGCCCTGGCGGTGGACCGATTCAGCAGCAAACCCAGCTCTGCAGCGCAGCCGAGTTCCAAGAGGTTCTGAAGGGCATCATCGACGAGGTCTGACCATGAGGGAGTTCAGCGCGAAGGAACGCGAGGCTGCACGCATCGCGGCGCGCGAGGACTTCTATTTCTTCGTGCGCTGGATGTTCCAGCAGCGCAAGAAATTCAAATGGCGCCGCGCCAGGCAGCACAAGGTCATCTGCGAAGCCCTGATGCGTGTCTTCCGCGGCGAGTGCAAGCGCCTGGTCATCAATATCCCGCCGCGGTACTCCAAGACGGAGATTGCGGTCGTGATGTTCACGGCCTGGGCGATGGGGAAATGCCCGGATAGCGAATGGATTCACACCTGCTATTCCGGGAAGCTGGCGACAAAGAACAGCGCCGAGATTCGCGAGATCGTGCGCTCGCCCGCATACCGGGAGATTTTCCCCGACGTCCACTTGCGAGACGACAGCCAGGCTAAGGACGACTGGGGAACGACAGAGGGCGGCGTCTTCTACGCTGTAGGCTCTGGCGGCACGATCACCGGCTACGGCGCCGGCAAGGTGCGCGACGGCTTCGGTGGCGCGATCGTCATCGACGACCCACACAAGGCCGACGAGGCGCGCAGCGACACGATCCGAAACGGCGTGATCGAGTGGTTCCAGAACACACTGGAGAGCCGCTGCAACAGCCCTGAGACGCCGATCATCCTCATCATGCAGCGCCTGCATGAGCGCGATCTATCTGGCTGGCTGCTGGATGGCGGAAACGGCGAGAAGTGGGAGCACGTCAAGCTGAAGGCCCTACAGGATGACGGCACGGCCCTTTGGCCAGAGAAGCACACCGTCGAGCGCCTGCAGATCATGCAGCGGGCCAGCCCCTACACCTTCGCCGGCCAGTACCAGCAAGAACCATCACCGGGCGACGGCAACACATTCAAGCCCGACGCCATACCTATCATCGACGCAATCCCCGCTGGCACACGCTGGGTACGCGGCTGGGATTTTGCCGCAAGTGTGCCCAAACCCGGGCATGCGCCTGACTGGACGGCTGGCGGCAAGCTTGGGATTACGCCCGACGGCCGTTTCATCATCGGCGACATGGTGCGCATGCAAGGCGCGCCTCACGAGGTGGAGAGCACGCTCAAGAACACGGCAGACCGCGACGGCAACAGCGTCAAGGTCAGCATCCCGCAAGACCCCGCGCAAGCCGGCAAGTATCAAGTCGCTGCCTTCGTCCGCCTCCTCGCAGGCAAAACTGTCAGCGCTTCGCTGGAGTCCGGCGACAAGGTGACGCGCGCCGAGCCGTTTGCGGCTCAGTGCAACGTCGGCAACGTGATGATGCTGCGCGCGCCCTGGAACGACGCGCTGATCTCCGAGATGCGGGTGTTCCCCAACGGGATAAACGACGACCAAATCGACTGCCTTTCCCGCGCATTCCACGAACTATTCGGCGGCAACACCGGGATGCTCGACTACCTGCAGAAGCTTGCGCAGGAGGCCGAGGCCCGAGCCGCAGCAGCGCAGCAACAACAGGAAAACCCATGGCTCAACCAAAGATAACCCCCATCGAACAGGGACTGATCGCCCGCGTTGTCGCCGGCGCGCGCTACATGCTCTCCGGCAATGTCCCCGACGAGTGGTTCGGGCCAGGCGAGCCGCCGGCGCCGGCCGCGCCGGAGAGCGTCGCCGGGCGTCAGTCGGACTATCGGACGGGCATCAACCTGAACAGCCGGCCGCGCCAGGACGAAGCGGTTACATTCGCCCAGATGCGCGCGCTGGCTGACAGCTACGACCTGATGCGGCTGATCATCGAGACCCGCAAGGATCAGCTGGCCAAGCTGAACTGGACGGTCAAGCGCAAGGACAAGGTCGGCACGCCGGCGAACGAATCCGCCGAACCGGACGCGCGCTGCGACCAGTTGGTCGAGTTCTTCCAGTCCCCGGACAAGGAGCACGACTGGAACACCTGGCTGCGCATGCTGCTGGAAGACCTGCTGGTGATTGATGCCCCCGCGGTTTATCCACGCCGGACGTTGGGCGGTGCGCTGTACGCCCTGGAGCCGATAGACGGCTCCACGATCAAGCGGGTGCTGGACCAGGGCGGCAGGACGCCGGCGCCGCCTGACCCTGCATACCAACAGATCCTGAAGGGGCTGCCGGCGGTCGATTACACCCGCGAGGAGCTGATCTACATGCCGCGCAACCCGCGCACCCACAAGGTGTACGGCTATAGCCCGGTGGAACAGGTCATCACCACCGTCAACATCGCGCTGCGCCGCCAGGCGCACCAAATGTCCTACTACACCGACGGCGCGACGCCGGACCTGATCTTTCAGGTGCCTGAGAGTTGGCAAGCGGACCAGATCCGGCAGTTTGAGGACTGGTGGAACTCGGTGCTGGCCGGTAACGACAGCGAACGGCGCAAGACTCGATTCGTGCCGAAGGGTGTTGAGCCATTCAACACCAAGGCAGCTGCGCTCAAGGACGAGATGGACGAATGGCTGGCGCGGATCATCTGCTACGCCTTCAGCGTCTCGCCGCAGCCCTTCATCAAGGAGATGAACCGCGCCACCGCGCAGACCGGCGCCGAACAGGCGCTGGCCGAAGGCCTCGCCCCGATGCAGGAATGGGTCAAGGCGCTGATGGACAGGATCATCCTGCGCCATTTCGGATGGAGCGACATCGAGTTCGTCTGGCACGAAGAAGAGTCGGTCAAGCCGCTGGAGCAGTCCGAGATCGACAAGAACTATGTCGAGGCGAAGATCCTGCACCCCGACGAAGTCCGCGCCAAGCGCTTCGGCCTGCCGGCGCTGACGCCCGAGCAACGCGCCGACATGAACCCTGCCCCGCCAGTGGTCGATGACGGCCCAGCCTCTGGGGCAGATGCCCCGGGCGAAGCCGGCGATGACAAGAACGACGACGGCGACAAGGAGGCGCTGGCCAAAGCAAAAAAAGCCATTCGCCCGATCAACCGCGAGCGGACTGCGGTTGTTCGGGCGCGTGCGGCGATGAGTGGCGCTATTGAGCAGTTCCTCGCCGGCCTGGCCGATTCTCTCGCTGACCTGGCGCTGCACGGCGACACGGAAAAAGACGATGGCGCCATGGACTACAGCCCAACCGTCTTCGAAGACGCCATCGAGCGCGCGCGCTGGGATTTGCTGGCGAAGCAGGTTCGCAAGAGTCTGCGCGCCCTGGCCAAGGATGGTGTCGCTGCCGGCTTCGGCCAGCTCGGCGCGGATCTTGGCGACGTGCCGGCGGATGTCCTGGCGCAGGCCAACCAGAACGCGATCGCCTACGCGGACAGCCGGGCGGCCGAGTTGGTGGGCATGCGTTGGGTGGATGGAAAGCTCGTCCAGAACCCTGACGCCCGCTGGCGCATCGACGAGACAACCCGCCTGCGGGTCAATGAGCTGGTCACCTCCGCAACGGAGGAAGGCTGGTCCACCAGCACGCTGGCCAGCGCCATCAGCGAGGACCATGTCTTCGGCGCCGCCCGCGCGGAGATGATCGCGCGAACCGAGTCGGCATTCGCTGACGCCGAGGGCAACCTTGCAGCCTACACGGAGAGCGGCGACGTCGAGGGCGTGGAGTGGATCACCGGCGCCGGCTGCTGCGCCGCGTGTGCAGCACTGGACGGCCAGCGGCGGGCACTCGGCAAACCCTTCCCCCATGGCCGCGGGACCGCACCGGCACACCCGCACTGCCGTTGTGACGTTGTGCCGGTCCTGATAGACGAATAACCCGGAGAAGTGAAGATGAGCAAGAAAACCCTATACGGTGACATCTCGAAAGTGGAGGAGCTGGACGACGGCACGCTGAAGGTCTGGGGCATCGCCTCGACTGAAAGCGAGGACTCGGACGGCGAGATCATCACCGCCGCGGCGATGAAAGCCGCCCTGCCCGACTACATGAAGTTCGGCGCGGTGCGTGAGATGCACCAGCCCAAGGCCGCCGGCACTGCGCTGGAGGCAGAAGTAGGCGACGACGGCACCACCAAGTTTTGCGCTCACGTAGTCGACAGCGAGGCGGTTAAGAAGGTGAAGACGGGTGTCTACAAGGGCTTCAGCATCGGCGGCCGCGTCACTGGTCGCGACGAGCTGAAGAAAAACACCATCACCGGCCTGCGCCTGGCCGAAATCAGTCTGGTAGACCGCCCGGCCAACCCGGGCGCGGTGATCACCTGCTACAAAGCGGACGGCATCGACCTGGACGAACCGCTGGCCAAAGGCCTGTACAGCGTCAGCCGCTTTGCTGACCTGCTCGATAGCCTGGGCTATCTGGTCTCCGGTGCCGAGTACGAAAAGCAGTTCGAGCAAGACGACAGCCCGATCCCTCTGCAGATGCGGGAGTGGCTGGCCCAGGGCGCGGAGCTCCTGAAGGCCATGGCCGCCGAGGAGGTCGACGAGTTGCTGGCCAGCCTGCAGTCGGCGGTCAAGGCAGCCAAGCCTGATGACCTCGCCAAGGTGGATGGCAGCGAAAATGACCTGGCCAAGGCTGGCCGGCGCAACAGCAACACCGACCAGGCCACCCTGAACCAGATTATGAAGCTGCTCAAGCAGCTGGGCGCCGAGGACGCGGACGACGACGAGGCCGACAAGGTGGCCAAGGCCGAGCAATTCGGTGAGCTCACCAAAAAGGCCAGCGACCACGATGCACTGCTGAAAGCCTGCGGCGCGGCAGGCTGCGCCGAGGGCGAGATCGCCGCCGACTTCGTTGCCAAGCTGGGCACCGAGCGCGACACACTCGCCAAGCGCATCAAGGAGCTGGAGGCCACGCCGGAGCCCGCGAAAGCAGTCTTGAAGGCCCTGACCAAGGGCGACGATCTCGGCGGCGCTGACGACACCCCGGCGCCCCAGGTGCAGAACGGCGACGGCAGCACGAACGAGGTCGCCAGCCTGATCAAGATGGTCCACTCCGGCCGCCGCATCGGCTGACAAACAAAGCGTTAAACCCGACCCGCCCAATGGCGGGTTTTTTCATGTCCTCACAGGAGCAAACACGCCATGGGCGCGAATCAAACCGAAGAAACTCTGGAACTGATGAAGGCCGCACAATTGAAAGTGCTGCCGGATGAAATCCTCAAGGCATACATCCAGCCGGGCAGCGCCACTACCGGCCTGCAAGCCTACGATCTGGAAGGCCCCTCCAAAAAGCTCTACCCGATCATCACTCCGCTGCGCAACAGCATCCCGCGCGTCGGCAACGGTTTCGCCACTCAATCCAACTGGAAGGTGGTCACCGCCATCAACATCGGCAACCAGCGCGCCGGCGTGTCTGAAGGCCGTCGCGGTGGTGTAATCCAGCACCAGTCCGCCGACTACTTTGCCGCCTATCGCGGCTTCGGACTCGAAAACAACGTCACCTTCGAAGCGAACTACGCGTCGAAGAACTTTGAGGACGTGAAAGCGTTGGCGGTATCCCAGACGCTGGAATCCACCATGATCGAGGAAGAGCGGCTGATCCTGGGCGGCAACACCTCGGTTGCCCTGGGCGTCACCCCGACCCCTACCGTTATCGCCAGCAACGGCGGCGGCAACTTGCCTGCCGGCAACTATTCGGTGATTTGTGTCGCCCTGGGCGTGCAGGCCTGGCTGGATGTCTCCGGCCCGAACAATGGCGCCATCGGCCAGGCGTTTGATCCGGCATTCAGCCGCGTGCCCGGCCAGATCAGCCGCAACAACGCCGACGGCACCGTCGAGACCTTCGGCGGCGGCTCGGCGCAAAAGTCGGCCCCTGGTTCCGGCACCACCTCCGGCACCACTGGCTCGCTCACCGCCACCGTTTCCACCGTGCGCGGCGCCGTGGGCTACGCCTGGTATCTGGGCGCGGCCGGCGCGGAGAAGTTGGTCGCGCTGTCCACCATCAACAGCGTGGTGCTGAAGGATGCGCCGCAGGCCACCGCGCAGCCGGCCAGCGAACTGCAGGCGAGCGACAACTCCACCAGCCAGCTCGACTTCGACGGCCTGCTGGTGCAAGCATTCAAGCCCGGCAGTAACAGCTATGTGAAGGTGATGCCCACCGGCAACGCCGGCCAAGGCACCCCGCTGACCAGCGACGGCGCCGGCGGCATCGCGGAGTTCGAAGAGGCGTTTGCCTGGTTCTACAGCCGCTACCGCCTGAGCCCGTCGACGATCTACGTCAGCACCCAGGAACTGCTGAGCGTCACCAAGAAGATCATCGCCAACGGCGGCGCGCCGCTGCTGCGCTTGTCGATCGACGCATCGAATCCGGCGACCATCTCGGCCGGCACCGTGGTCGGCGACTACCTGAACAAGATCACCGGCGAGCGCGTCAAAATCCGCGTTCATCCGAACATGCCGTCCGGCACGATCTTTTTCTTCACCGAGCGCCTGCCATACCAGCTGAACAACATCGGCAACATCGTCCAGATGAAGATGCGCCAGGACTATTACCAGATTGAATGGCCGCTGCGGTCCCGCCGCTACGAGTACGGCGTTTACGCCGACGGCGTGCTGCAGCACTACGCGCCGTTCTCGATGGGCGTCATCACCAACATCGCCAAGGATTAACCCCTGCCGCCCGGCCATGCCGGGCAGCACCATCACCAAGGAGATTCACACATGGCCAAATTCAAATGCCCGGAGGGCGTCAGCTCCGTCAGCGTGGGCGGCGAGCAGTTCAATGCCGACGATGAAGGCTTCATCGAAGCGCACGACAACCTGGCCGGCCTGCTGGAGCCGCACGGCTTCACGCGCGAGAAGGAGCCCAAGCCGCCCCAGGCCGGCGCCGAGGAGCTGAGGCAGAAAAGTGGCTTTGAGCCACCGGTGCGATCCCCTGCGCCGCTCGACACCCAGCAGGAAGAGCAAAAGCAGTCCCGCCGCAAGGCCGCCACCGCGCCCCAGGCCGGCGCCGAGCAGGCGCAGGAGTAAGCCATGCTGACCACACTGGAGAACGCGAAGTCATGGCTGAACATGCCCGATAGCGCCAGCGATGTAATGCTGACGCGGTTGATCACCGCCGCCAGCGAGTTCATCGAAAACTGGTGTGGCCGGCGCTTCGCAAAACAGGAATACACCGAACGACGCGACGGCCACGGAAACGACGTGATGGTGCTGGGCGCATGGCCGGTGTCCCAGGTTTCCAGTGTGGTCATCGACGGCCAGCCCGCGAGCTTCGTCTTCGACAAGACCAAGGTCGCGCTGCTCGGCGGCAATCGATTCACCCGCGGCCGCATGAACGTCCTTATCACCTACCAGGCCGGCTATGACACGACCCCGCCGGACATCGAGCAGGCCTGCATCGATCTTGTTGCCCTGCGCTTCAAGGAGCGCGACCGAATCGGCCACCAGTCAAAGAGCATGGCCGGCGAAACGGTGACGTTCTACATCGGCGAACTCTCCCCCGCTGCGCGCGGTGTGCTGACCCAATATCGAAAGGTGGTGCCGATATGATTCGCCACGAGATTGTGGGCGATAAGCAAACGATCGAGTTCCTGCGGCAGGTCCACCCGCAGGTGCAGCGCAATGTCGAAACCACCATCGGCCGGCTGACGCTGAGGCTGCTGGCTAAGGTCAAAGCGGAAAAGCTGTCCGGCCAAGTGCTCAACGTCCAAACCGGCCGCCTGCGGCGCTCGATCAACCGGCGCATCGCCGGCGCGGGAACGACCTCGATTGCTGGCTTTGTCGGCACCAATGTCGAGTACGGCCGGCGCTGGGAGTTGGGCTTTGATGGCACCGAGACCGTGCGCGAGCACCTTCGGCTGGTCAAGCAGGCCTGGGGCAAACCCATTGCGCCGCGCATGGCCACGGTGAAGGCCCACACACGCAAGGTCGAGCTGCCGGCTCGGTCCTTCCTACGCTCTGCGCTGACGGAAATGGAAAGCGAAATTGTCAGCGCGCTGTCGGAGGCGACACGGAAAGGGATTCAACGCAGATGAACCGAGAGCAAATTTACGCCGAACTGTTTGAGCGGCTGAAAGCCATTCCCGGGCTGCGCACCACAAGCCGAAAGCTTCGACACTGGAGCGATGTGGATTCGAGTCAGCAGCCCGCTCTTTTCCAGGCTCAAGGGCGCCAGATAGCCGCGCCAGGCGATCCAGCCCGCGGCGTTCCGACGAAATGGACGCTGTTGGTCGATGTCTACGTCTACGCTCGCACCGACGGCGATCGTGTGCCTGGCACCGTGATGAACCCGCTTCTGGATGCGATCGAGGCCGTGACCAAGACCGACAACCCGATGCAACGCGTCCAGACCCTCGGCGGCCTTGTTGAGCGCTGCTGGATCGAGGGCGACATCGAAACCGACGAGGGCAGCCTCGGCGATCAGGCGGTGGCCATCGTGCCGTTCCGCATCCTGGCGACCTGACGGCGCCGCATTTTCACCAATCCAGCCCGGCCCCGTGCCGGGCTCTCTCGTTTATGGAGACTCCACAATGTCGCAATTTGGATTCGGCTCGGGCATCCTCTGGGCCACCCCGCAAAAAGACGCCCTGGGCAATGTCATCGCCAACCCGACGCCGATCATGGTAGGCGTGATGCAGGAAGGCAGCGTCGACATCAACTTCGAAAACAAAACGCTGCACGGCCAGAACCAGTTCCCGGTCGCGGTCGGCCGCGGCAAAGGCAAGATCACCGGCAAGGCCAAATTTGCCCAACTGTTCGGCGCCATGTTCAACAGCATAATTTTCGGCCAGACCCTGACCGGCGGCCTGGTGACCGCCAACTACGACACCGCCGGCCAAGCCATCCCGGCATCCCCGTCGCAAGTCACCGTCAGCCCGCCGAACGGCGGCACTTTTACCCGCGACTTCGGTGTCATCGGCAGCAAGGGCTTGCCGCTGAAACGAGTGGCCAGTGCGCCGACTGCCGGCCAGTACATGGTCACCGCCGGCGGCCAGTACACCTTCGCGACGGCCGACGCCGGCAAGACGGTATTCATTAACTACGAATACACCGTCGACACCACCAGCGCACCGGATGCGACCAAGTCCACGGTGATGAACCTGCCCATGGGCTCCGCTCCGGCGTTCACCGCCGACCTGTTCCTGCCCTACCAGGGCAACAGCATGAAGATCACGCTGTTCTCTGCCATCGCCGGCAAGTTGAGCCTGTCCACAAAGCAGGATGACTTCCTGGTGCCCGAGTTCGACTTCGAAGCCTTCGCCGACCCCATGGGCCGCGTCATCTCCTACAGCCTGTCCGAGTAAACCCACCAGCCCGGCCGCCGGCCGGGCGCTCTGGAGCGTAAAGCATGACCGAGATCGTCAAAGTCAAAGGCGTCCCCGTGACGCTCGGCGACAAGAAATACATCATTCCGCCGCTGAACCTGGGCGCGCTGGAGCAGTTGCAGGAGCGGCTGGCCGCGTTCACCGGCGGCATTGACGCCGCCAGCGTCGGCACGGTGTTGGATGCGGCGCATGCCGCGCTGCTGCGCAACTATCCCGGCATCACCCGCGACGACGTCGCCGCCGTGGTCGACGTCGGCAACATGGGCGAGGTGATGGAAGCCGTCATGGACGTTTCCGGCCTCAAGCGGAAAGCCATCGAGGCCGAGACCGCCGCCGCGGGGGAGCCGACGGGGAAGGACTAGAGGGCTGGGGCGAGATTTACTCCCACCTCATCGCCTGCACCGGCTGGAGCTGGGAATATATCGCCGAACACATGGACCTTCCCCGGCTTGAAGCCATGAACACCTACTGGCGCAATCACCCGCCCCTGCACCTGATGGTCGCCGCATATCTGGGCATCAAGTCAGAGCCAAAGAGCACGGCAGGAGGCCAGCCCGATGATCAGCCCGACCTGGGCGCCTTGCTTGCCCAGTTCCCGCAAGCGGGGATGCAGGGTTAGAATCCCCTCGTCATCAAAGACATGGGGGTGGTATGAGAAAAGTAGTCATCGCATTATCGGTGGCGATCTTAGGCGGGTGTAGTCAAGAAAAAGATCAACCAAAATCCGAGAACGTTCCACCTTTGGAAATGCCTCAAAATTACTCTGAAAACAAGAGTAAAAATGATGGACCATTCGGATTCACAATGGGAGCAAAATTAGAGCAGCTAAGTGCCATAAAACCACATGACACACAAAAAAACAGTCAATGGCTAACAAATATGGCTCCAGGAGATGCTGGAGATTTCGACTTGTTCACATTGACTATTACTAAAATAAATGGATTGTGTTCTGTTGATGCTTCAGCCACTTCGGTAGCGAATGTCAAACCTATTCTTGAAGCTTTAAAAGCAAGACTGGCAGACAAGTATGGCGAGATAAATTCCGAGATCGGAAGGGAGTTGCCTACTTCTGAAGGCTATAGACAGGGTGATTTTTCTTATAAATTTACTTGGGCCCCCAAAAAGGAAACAAATCTGGAAAAAATAGAATTAGCTGGCTCTTACATTAACGGCAACCCTTACCTCACTTTGAAATACAAGTTTGTGAACTATCAGGATTGCATGAAAGAAATAGCATCAAAGCCTCAGATATAAATCTTTCATAATATCGCCCATAAAATTCCACCCGCCTCTCGGCGGGTTTTTCTATTCAAGGAACCATCATGCAGGAGCACGAGAAAGGTGTTCTGTACTTGGTCGTAATCGGTGCCGTAATTGGCCTGGGCAAGCTGCTCGTGAGCTCGGAAAAGATCACCGGCCGCCTGGCGCTGGGCCGGGCCATCCTGGGCGGCGCGACGTCCACTGTTGCCGGCGTCGTGCTGGCGCAGTTTCCCACTATTCCTCTGCCTGCCCTCATTGGCGTGGGCAGCGCGCTGGGCATCCTTGGCGCCCAGTTCCTGGAGGCGTGGCTGAAAACCCGGGTCAACCAATTGGAGCAAAAACCATGAAAACAAGCGATGCAGGAATCACGCTGGTGAAGAGTTCCGAGGGCCTGAAGCTGGTCGCATACAAATGCCCGGCCGGCATCTGGACGAACGGCTACGGCCACACAGGGCCGGACGTGACGCCTGGACAAGTCATCACCCAGGCGCAGGCCGACGCGCTGCTGGCGCGCGACTTGGAGCGATTTGAAGCCGGTGTCGCGCGGCTGGTCAAGGTGCCGCTGAACCAGAACCAGTTCGATGCGCTGGTCTGCTTCAGCTTCAATCTTGGTCTGGGCGCGCTGCAAGGCTCTACGCTGCTGCGATTGCTCAACGCGGGCGACTACGCCGGCGCGGCCGCACAGTTCCCGCGCTGGAACAAGGCCGGCGGCAAGGAGCTGCCCGGTCTCGCCCGGCGCCGCGCAGCCGAGCAATCCCTCTTTCAGGCCGCTTAACCAGCGGCCTTTCTCTTTTGGTGGTCTAGATGAGCAACGATATCGAAGTTCGGATTGGCTCGCGCACGAGCGATCTGGAAGCCGGCATGGGCCGGGCAACCCGAGTTATCGCGGACTCGATGTCCGATATCCGCCGCCAGCTCGACGGCATCGGCAATATGTTCAACAGCGTCATCGGGCTGGCGGGCGGCGCTGGCCTGGCGATGCTTGGCCGGCAGGCCGTTGGCGTCATGTCCAATTTCGAGCAGTTGGAGATCCGGCTCAACTCGGTGATGGGCAGCGTCGGCAAAGGACAGGAGGCTTTCGCCTGGATTCAGCAGTTTGCCAAAGACACGCCGTATCAGGTCAACGAGGTCACCCAGTCTTTCATGCTGCTGAAGAACATGGGCATAGACCCCATGGGAGGCGCGATGAAGTCGATCGCCGACCGCGCGGCGCAGACTGGCGGCGGCTTCGAGACGCTGCAACGAATATCCCTCGGCCTCGGCCAAGCCTGGACGAAGGGCAAGCTGCAGGGCGAAGAGGCGATGCAGCTTCTGGAGGCCGGTGTCCCAGTCTGGGACATGCTGTCCAAGGTGCTCGGCAAGACCACCGCCGAGGTCCAAGAGCTCTCATCAAAAGGCCGGCTCGGTCGTGATGTGCTGAAGGCGCTGATCGACGAAATGGGGCGTTCGTCCGAAGGCGCAGCGGAAGCCCAGATGAAGAGCCTGGGCGGCATGTGGTCGAACTTCATCGACAACATCGAAGGTGCGCTGAACAGACTGCGCAAAGACGGCGCGCTCGACCCTCTGAAGACGATGATGTCCGAGATGAACGCCGAGTTCGAAAAGCTCGAAAGCAATGGCACCCTTGCCCGCTGGAGCTCCGAGCTTGCCGAAAGCATCAAGGCGGTCGGCAGCGGCATGGCCAGCGCCAAGCAGTTTGTTTCGGAATATGGCGACCAGATCAAGTTCCTGGCCGGCGCCTATGTGACCCTGAAGGCGGCCCAGGCCGGCAGCAACATGGTCAGCCAGTTGACCGACGAGATGCGCGCGCGCGTTGCTGGGATGGCCGCCGCGAAGGAGAAAGCAGCCGCGGACCTGGCCGCCGCCAATGCTTCCAGCATTGCAGCAAAGCAGACTCTGCTGCTGGCAGAGAGCGAGAACACCGCCGCGCGCGCGGAGCTCCAGCGAGCGGCGGTGCAGGTAGAGAGCTGGCAAGCGGCCCTCCGCTCCGCAAAAGCCGAAACAGACCTGGCCGCGCGCACCCAATTGACTGCGCAGGCCCAGACCGAGCTGACCGCAGCCCTGGCAGCTCGAAACACGGCAGTTGCCCGTGCGGCGACCGCTACCGAGGCCCTGGGTCGCGCCAATACGGCGGCCACCGCCAGCACGAAAGCCGCCACCGTTGCCCAGGTCGCTTTCGAACGTGCAACGACCGTTGCCGGCCTGGCGGCGCGCGGCTTCTCCACTGTCATGACCGCGCTCGGCGGTCCTGTCGGCATCGCCATCATGGCGCTGGTTGCCCTGGTCACCCACTGGGACGACGTAGCCGCCGCCGCCGGCAACGCCGCAGCAAAGTCGCGCAAGGCAGCTGACGACATCAAGCAAGCGCTTTCCGATGTCGACGTCTCGCGCATGCGCCAAGGGCTGAAGGAGGCAACGGACGAATTCAACCGCCTCAAGTTGAAGCGACAGACCTCCGGCGGCAACCTGACCGTTGACCAGCGCGCGCTCGGAGCAGCGGAGGATGAAGCCCGCGGGCGGATGCTGCTCTATCAAAAAGGCTTGGACGACGTCCAAAAAACTCAAGCCCAAAATGCCTACCAGCCAATCTTGGACAAGTACAAGGGTGAAGATCCGGAGTGGCGCAAGCAGCAGGAAGAGAAAAAAGGCGACAGCACCTCCGGCGGCCCGCCGAAGCTGCTCGACGAGAAGGAGAAGAAAAAGCATAAGCCGAAGGAGGAGTCGCGCCTCAGCGAGTGGAACAACGAACTCGACTCGAAACGCCTTGATGCCGAAATGGCTGGGAGCAAGCTTTCTGCCCAGGCGGAGGCGGATTTCTGGCAGCAGAAGCTGGCGCTGACCAAGGCAGGCAGCAAGGAGCGCGAACAGGTCGTGCGCCAACACACCCATGCGCTGCTGGCAATACAGCGCGAGGGCGACCGCAACGCGAAGGAGCTGGAGCAGGCGCAAATGGACGCGCGCCGGCAGGCGCAGGACACCGCGCTGCAAATCGACGAGGCCGCATATCAACGCGAAGTTGAGATGCTTGGACTATCAGCTGACGAGCAGGAGGCCACGCTCATAGCCTTCGAGCAGCGCCGGCTGGAGATCAAGCAGTCATTCCTGGACCAGCGCATCGCGGCGCTGGAGCGCGACCCGGACCACAACATCGCGGAAGTTTACCGCCTGCAGCAGGAGCGGGAGCAGGCCGAAGTCCAGCACCAGGCCAGGCTTGCGGAGATTAGAGGCGCATCCGCAAAACCGGGATACGACCGCTGGCAGGGTGCGGAGGACGACACGAGCAGCATGTACGAGGACGGCCTTCAACGGATGCTGCAAGGCACCCTGTCGTTCAAGCAAGCCATTCAGGGTGTTTGGGCCGAGATTGGGCGCATCATGGTGCAAAACTTGGTGTTGAGGCCAGCCGCCGAACTTGCCGGAAAATACACTCGGGAAATAGCCCAAGAAAGCGCTCATCATGCAGCCTTGTTCGCCATCGAGCAGGGATGGCTTACCAAGAAGCTGGCGATCAAGCTGGGCCTGATCAAGGCGGACGCCGCCGCCACCGCAACGGGGGAAACCGTCAAAACCGGCGCAGTCGCCGCGGGCGAGGCGGCTCGAACCGGGGCGACGGCCACCGGCACGCTCGCGCGCCTGGGCCTCAAGGCGATGGAGGCGGTGAAGTCCATCATGCTCAGCGCCTGGGAGGCCATGGCCTCAGCATTCAAAGCAATTGTCGGAATCCCCTATGTTGGACCAGTCCTTGCTGTTGGCGCTGGTGCGGCCGCCTTTGCCGCCGTATCTGGAATCGCAAGCAGGGTCAAATCCGCGCGCGGAGGCTACAGCATCCCGCGCGGCGTCAACCCGATGACCCAACTGCACGAAGAGGAAATGGTGCTGCCTAAACCCTACGCCGAAGTAATTCGAGAGATGGCGGAAGGCAAAGGAGGCGGAGAGCAAGGTCAGGGTGGCGCTGCAGCACCCGCGCCCAGTCTGCCGCCCATTCAGTTGACCGGCGTTTCAGCTGGGGAATTCTTTGTCGCATCCCGCAAGGATTTGCTTAAGGTTCTCAAGGCTGCAAAGCGTGATTTTGCAGGGGGTTTTTGATGAGCAACGCCATCTTCCCAACCTTCCCCGGCCTGGCCTGGGGGGTGGTCAAGGCGCCGCAGTTCACGACGCGCATTCAGCGCGCAGCCAGCGGTCGAGAGCTGCGGGCGTCCTTGACCGCATACCCCACGTACACGATCCGGCTATCGTTCGAGTTCCTGCGCGCTGACGAATTCCAGCAATTGCTGGGCTTCTTCCTGGCGCGGCGCGGCGCGTGGGACTCGTTCCTGTTCACGGACCCTGACGACTGCCAGGTGACTGACTACCGGATCGCCGCCGGCGACGGCAATCGCAACCTGTTCCAGCTGCTGCGGCCCTGCGGCGGCTTCATCGAGCCAGTCGAGAACGTCAACACGATAACGGAGGTGCGTGTCGGTGGCGCGGTGAAGATCCAAGGCAAGGATTACACCGTCACGCCGACCGGCATCCTCGTCTTCAACCCGGCGCCAGGCCCTGGCCAGGATGTGACTTGGACGGGCAGCTACTACTACCGGTGCCGCTTCAAAGACGACTCCGCCGATTTCTCCAAATTCATGCAACAGCTCTGGGAGTTCAAGAAGTGCGAGCTCGTGGGGGCGACTGGAAATAAGGTCTGAAACATGCGTAATGCAAGCCCTGCCCTGCAGGCCCTGCTGAATTCTGGCAGGGCCTTTTTCATGGCCGATCTGTACACCTTCACGCTGGTCGGCGGCGCCATTGTCCGATACACGAGCGCTGACGTGGACCTCGTCGTCAATGGCCAGACGTTTTCGTGCAAAGGGCCGCTATTCAAGCGTGGCCGCACGCGCTTGACTCTGGGCCTGGAAGTGGACACGCTCGATCTGACCCTGTTCGCAGACAGCACCCACACGATCAACGGCGTGCCATGGCTCCATGCGGCGCGCGTCGGCGCCCTGGATGCGGCGGCTGTGCGCCTGGAGCGCGTGTTTTCTACCGACTGGACCGATACCAGCGCCGGCAGCATCCTGCTTTTCGAAGGGCGCATCGCTGACGTGAAGCCCAGCAGGACGGAACTGCGCTTGACGGTGAAATCTGAACTGGAGCTGCTGGACACCCAGATGCCGCGCAACCTCTACCAGCCCGGCTGCCTTCATACCCTGCACCAGGGCGGTTGCGGCATCTCGAAAGAGGCATTTGCCATCAACAGCACCGTGAACGGTGGCAGCACCGTCAACCGGATCAACTGCTCGCTGACACAGGCAGTCGGCTATTTCTCGCTGGGGACCATTCGCTTTAACAGCGGCCCAAATGCCGGCGTGATCCGGTCGGTGAAGGATTACAGCCCCGGGGTTGTGACGCTGTCCGCCCCGCTAGTCATGCAGTGCAACCCGGGCGACAGCTTCACGATCTATCCCGGATGCGACAAAACCAAGGCGACCTGCCAGTCCAAGTTCAACAACGTGATCAACTTCCGCGGCCATCCGTATGTTCCGGCTCCGGAGACCGTGCTATGACGCATTGATAATTGCAGCAGTGGCACAATATGGCCATTTCCTTCATTTGCTCAGATTGGAAAATCAATGGAGTACCAAATTTTGATTGGTGGCGGCGCAACCCCCGAGAAAGCAGCAGTTAGCCTAGAAGACAAGGTTAGATCAGCGATTCGTTCGGAATGGAAGCTCGAAGGTCAGCCTTTCGTCATTCCTGATCCGCGTACAGGAACGGGTGTCTTTTACACTCTGGCTCAAGCCATGATCCGCAACAAGTAACAAGCAATCCACCTCAATCAAAGCGCCTCCGGGCGCTTTTTTTATTGCCGATCGCCATGCACAAAACCGAGCAAAAACAGCGCGCCGCCGTGGTGGCCGAGGCCATGACCTGGCTGAACACGCCCTACCACCACCAGGGCAACGTCAAGGGCGCCGGCGCCGACTGCGCCTTCCTGCTGATCCGCGTGTTTCACGCCTGCGGCCTGATCCCCGACATTGACCCGCGGCCCTACCCAATGGACTGGCACCTGCACCGCGGCGAAGAGCGTTATCTCCGCTGGGTTGAGGAATACGCCAGGCCGGTGGAAACGCCGCAGCCCGGCGACATCGTGGTCTACAAGTTCGGCCGCTGCATCAGCCACGGCGCAATCGTCATTGACTGGCCCACCATCCTGCACGCCTACGTCGGCGAGGGCGTGGTGCTGACCGACGCGGAGAACACCCCGCGCCTGCAGGGCCGCCAGGCCGGCTTTTATTCGATCTGGGAGGAGTAAGCAATGGGCGGTATTTTTGGAGGTGGTGGCGGCACCAAGATTTCGACATCCGCCCCGGTCGTTTCAAGCCTGCGCATGCAGACCTCGGCCTATGGCCGGGCGATTCCCTTGCTGTATGGCAAGGCGCGCGTGGCGTCCAACGTGATCTGGTATAACGACTTTATATCGATCGAGCACCGCAGCACCCAAAGCGCCGGTGGCAAAGGCGGTGGCGGCGGCGGTACAACCGTCGAATCGATCTCGTACACCTACCAAGTCGCTCTGCAGCTCGGGCTGTGCGAGGGGCCGGTGCGAGGCGTCACAAACGCATGGGTCGGCAAGAAAGTCGGCACCATTGATCACTGGAACCTGTCGCAGTTCAACGGTAGCTATAACCAGCAGCCTATGGGCTATGTTCAAAGCCGGCACCCCGACCAGGCCCTGGCCTACCGCGGCACGGCCCATGTCGGCACCGGTGTATTCGAGCTTGGCGACGACCCGACGCTGCCGAACATGACCTTCGAGATCGACAGCGGCTTCGGCTTCTCCAACGACATCCGCGACGCCAACCCGCGCGACGTTGTGATCGACTTCAGCACGAACCCCTATTACGGCGCCGGCGTACCCGCGTCCAAATTCGGCGACCTCAAGCCGTTCTCCGATTTCTGTGTCGCCAACGGGCTGTTCATTTCTCCGGCGTACACCGAGCAAGAGCCCGCGCACGAGATCCTGGCGCGCCTGTTCCGTCTGACCAACAGCGGCGTGTACTTCAGCGAGGGCAAGATCAAGGTCGTCCCCTACTCCGACACTGCGGCCACCGGCAACGGCGTCACATTCACCCCAAACATGGCCCCGGTCTATGACCTGACCGATGACGACTTCCTGGCCTCCGGCAGCGAAGACCCCATCCTCTGCACCCGTGTTGCAGCCTCCGATGCCCATAACTCGGTGCGCGTGAAATTCTTCAACCGCGGCAACAGCTACAACGAGGAGGTGGCCGAGGCCAAGGATCAGGCCAGCATCGAGCAGTTTGGACTGCGCATGCTCGAAGTCGAGCTCCACGAGGTGGCCGACGCCGGCGTCGCTCGTCTGGTCGCACAGCAGATCCTGCAGCGCAGCCTGTACGTCCGGAACAGCTACGAATTCCGCCTGGGCTGGAAGTATGCCCTGCTAGAGCCGACCGACCTTGTGACTCTGACCGATGCGGCGCTTGGCCTGGACAAGACCCCCGTCCGTATTACCGAGATCGAGGAAGACGAAGACGGCGAGCTGCTGGTGCGCGCCGAGGAAGTGCCGCTGGGCTCTGTTGGCGCAACCCGCTATCCGACCCAAAACGGGGACGGGTATTCGTCGAACTACAACATGCCCGCCGGCCCGGTTAGCCAGCCCGTCATCTTCGAGCCGCCGCTGTCACTGGCCGGCGCGCCGCAGATATGGATTGCCACCTCCGGCGGCAAAAACTGGGGCGGCTGCGACGTTTGGGTGTCCGACGACAACGCCACCTATCTGCGCATTGGTCGTATTGTTGGCCGCTCGCGTCATGGCGTGCTTGCCACCAAGCTGGACAATGGCCCAGGCGTCGACACCGTCAACAACCTCCGTGTCGACTTGTCCGTGTCCGGCGGCGCGCTGCTGGCGGCAACCCAGCAGAACGCCGAAGAGCTGGTGACCCTCTGCTATGTTGATGGCGAGCTGTTGGCATACCGAGATGCGACGCTGACCGCGCCGAATCAGTACGACCTGGGCTATCTGGTACGCGGGGCTCACGGCACCGTCATCAGCAGCCACGCCGCCGGCAGCAAGTTTGCCCGGCTGGACCAGGCCCTGGCCAAGTTCCCATACGACAAGGCCAAGGTCGGAAAGACTATCTACATCAAGTTCCAGTCGTTCAACATCCACGGCGGCGGCGTAGAAGACCTGTCCACGTTGACCCCGGTGACCTACCAGATCACCGGCGCGCCGCTAGCCGACGTCACCGGTCTGTCGCTGGAACAGCCGTTCACCGGCCGCAGCTGCAAGATCAAATGGAACCCCGTCGACGGCGCCGCAAACTACACAGTGGAAGTGTGGGCCGGCACGCCGCAGACACTGCGCAGGTCGGCATCGGTGGGCGACGCCCGCCGCTTCGAATACAGCTGGGAGGATGGCAAGGCCGATGGCGGGCCGTGGCGTCAGCTCGTCTTCCGCGTGCGCGCCACCAGTCAGACCGGTGCCTCGGGCAACTGGGCGACCCTTGTCGCATCCAATCCAGTGCCTGCTGTGCTGACCGGTGTCTCGGTGAATCCGGGCTTCAAGTCCGCATTTTTCTCATGCAATCAGCCCTCCGACACGGACATTACCGGCATCCGGATCTGGATGTCGGCCACGTCGGGCTTTTCGCCTGCTGACGACTGCCTGGTCTATGACGGCCCGGACTTCTTCACCACCCTGTATAAGCTGTGGTCTGGCGCCGAACTTGCCGCCGGCGCCACCTACTATGTCAAAGCCGCGGCATACGACAGCTTCGGCAAGGATGGGCTCAACATCTCCAGCGAGGTCGCAGTTACGCCGGTATCGGTCGCCGGCGGCATCAAGCCGGGTGAGATTGAAGCCGAGATGATTAAAGCCATCGACGCTTCGAAAGTGGTCGGGACGCTGAAGGATTGGCAGATCGATGCAATCAACGCGCTGAAGGTCACCGGACAACTGAGCGATGCCCAGGTAGCTGGCCTGTCTGTTGAAAAGTTGGTCGGCCAGGTCAAGCTGGCGCAGTTGGCTGGCGATGTTCAAGGCCCGCTCAATAGCGCCGTCAGCACAGCAAACCAGGCACTTGTAAAGGCGAATGAGTCCGCGAGTGCAACCACCGTCCAGAAGCTGCAGGCAGCCGTCGGCCAGCGCCGGCGCATGCTGTTGCGCTCTTGCGGATTCAACGACCCGCAGCGCGATAGCGGCTTGTGGGTTGACGATGCGAAGGTGCTGGCCGGCGGCCTGGGTTACACGCTGGCAACGCTCAATGAAGCCGGTAACGTAGTGGCGTCTGCGCGGTTTGATTTTCAGTCCGACGAATCTGCTCTTGCTGCGGCGAACTGGCTCAATGCTGTGCAGACCGGGACCGCCGTCTTTGTCTATGCCGATGAAGATGCATGGACGCGGCGGCTGAGAAGCGGCTTCCCAGACGCGCTATACCGAGCTGGTGCCAGCAAGGCCATATTCGGTAATCCAGCCTTCAAGTCCAGATCTGCATACCTGCTTGTTGGCCGGGCCGGTGTCGGAGAAGGCAGCGGCTTTGAAATGTATGCCGGCAAAATCTTCAACGACCCAGCCGCCCGCGCCGAACTGAAATTTGATTGGTTAAATGGCCCCGTGGGCCTGGGAAACAATGCGCTCGGCTCACTGCTTCAAACGAACGTTGACGCCGCGCTGACGCGCGTTGGCTGGGTTGAGGCAGCAATGAACGACAAGGCCGCGGCCAGCGACCTGACGTCGCTGCGGTCCGAGTTCGCCGGCAACAAAGCCACCGTTGACGAGCAACTGACAACTCTGGCGGATGCTGACAAAGCGCTGGGGCAGCGTATCGACAACGTCACAGCCACCGCCAACACCGACCGTTCTTCAACGCAGGCCGGCATCAACGAGGTCAAGACTGCCGTCGCAGATGCAAAGCAAAGCAGCGCTCAGAGCATCAACCAAGTCAACGCTCGATTAGCGCCAGGCGGTGACATAAACAACGCTATCAATGGGAAAGCGGCGCAGGCCTCATTGGACGCAGCAGTGCAGCGCATTTCCTCTGCTGAAACAACGCTGGCCGGCAAGGCCAATGCCCAGGACGTGACGACATTGTCAGCCCGCGTCGGCACGGCGGAGGCGAGTGTCACTCAGGTACAGCAAGCCCAGGCGAACCTGGACGGCAAGGTGTCTAGCAAGTGGGGGGTAGTGCTGGGCGCGGCGCAGAGTGATGGCCGGCAGAAGCTGGCGGGGATTCAGGCATTCAATGATGGCACTGTATCGCAGTTCGTGATCACCGCCGATCAGTTGCTGATCAATCCAGGCGAAAGCTTAATCCCCGACCCTAATTACTACCAGCTGGACTGGTGGGGGCGCCCAGGCAATCCGATTGAGGAAGCTAGCGAAGCGGGATGGGCGCGCAGCCGGCGGCGTTTGATGATGGCCAATGGTATTGCAACCGAGTCTATCAGCAAGCAATTCGTTCTAGAGCCAGGTGCAGCTTATCGGCTGGAAGTTGAGGTCTATGGAAACGGAGGAAGTGGCGGCATAGGAGTCGATCTGCACGTTCCCGGTGTCTGGTGGTGGTCATTCGGTGGCAACGGCGACAGCAAATGGTTGACGGAAAGCCAAAGCGGCGCACGCACCTTCGCCACGACAGTCACAATACCGAGAAGCATCGCCTTCAACTGGGGGCAAATCCGCATCCGTCATGCAGTAACGTCCGGCAGCTATATGGTTGGGCTGATTTCGGTTACTCGGGTATCTGGCAGTACGCTGATAGCCGATGGTGCAATTACCACCGACAAAGTGGCGGCCAACGCTGTCACTGCGGACAAGATCGCAGCGAACCAGATTACTGCGACTCACATCGTAGTGGGATCGTTGACCGGCGACCGCCTTGCCGCAAATAGCATCACCGGCGACAAGGTCCAGGCCGGGGCGATCACAGCCAATCACATCGACTCGCGCGGCCTTACGATCAAGGACACTGCTGGCAACATCATTTTCGGCGCTGGCCAGAATCTCGATGTAAACCGTGTGGCCGGACTGGGAAGCATGGCAAGAAAGTCGCAGGTCGCTGCCAGCGACATGGCCATCGGTCAGCTGTCTGCGATCACGGCCAACATCGGTGAAGTGACGGCCGGGATCATGTATTCCAATGACCGGCAGAAGTATTTCAACCTCGATCCGGCGCGCAGCGCTGCAATGATGTATGTCCCCGGCGCAGTGCAGATCAACTTCGATGGATCGGGCTATTTCGCCCGCACCATCGTATCTGCTCCGGACGTTCGCGCCAGCGGCGTTGCATGGGTGAATTCGGGCTGGATCGGTAGTAGTGGGACATGGACCACCTTTATCGATACCGGCGTGAACTTGCCCAGCGGCTGGTCAACTGCTTCGTCTGATATGTTCCAAGCGTCGGCCACCATCGCCGGCGGCAACAGCCAATCTGGCGGGGCCATGGGTTATACATCGGCAGAAGTCGTTCACGGCGACGGCCTGCTCGCCGGCGCAGCGAATAGCCCGATTGATAACCGGATGTACATCAAGTTCACATGGAACGGCGCAGGTACTTCCGGTGGGGTGATCAACATCACTCGCATCGACTGGAAGCTCGTTCGGGTCTGACCCTTTTTTCCCAACAGCAGCACCCTTTGACAGGAGACTCTCATGAAGCCTCTGGCTTTTCTATTGCCGATCGTATTTGCAGCATCTGCGCATGCTGTGGAAATCACCCCGAGCCTGATCGCGGCCACCACCAGATGGCAGCAAGGCGGGAGCCTTGCAGACCCTGGAGCCGGCGTTGCGCTCAACATACGGCTGCAAGATGGACCGGAACTGGGCGCGGCATACATGCAGCACCGGATCAACGGTTCGGTTGAGCATGTTGTCGCATTCGGCCCGCGCTGGCAGACAGCAGGCCGGTGGCATGTCGGCGCGAGCCCTCAGATAGTTGGCATGCAGTACGAGGGTCACACCATCGCACGCCCTGCCCTGACGCTGACCGGCGGTTACAGCGGCTATCACCTTGACCTGATGCTCATGCCAAAGAGCAACCGGCCGCCCGGCGCGTGGCTGTGGATCAGGACAGACCTTTAAGGCCGGATTTCCGGCCTTTCTCAATTGAGGTGCTAATTCATGAATTGGATCAAAGCTGCGGCGGCCTTGCTATTGGCCGCCATTTTTCTTTTCGGGGGCTGGCATTACCGGTCGGCGCTGGCCGAACGTGACGCTGCGGGCCAGCGCGCCGAGGCCGCGGAGCGGGTGGCGGCCGGTGAGAAGGCGGCCCGGGCGCAGGAACAGGCAACCGCACGCAGCGACAACGCTGCCGCAGAGGCATATCAGGAGGGATTGGAAAATGGGAAAGTGGAACTTCAAGGGGCTGTTGCTCGTCTGCGCGCTCAGCTCCGGATGCGCGACCAGCGCGCCGCCGGTGCCGGCAATCTGCCCGCAACTGCCGCCGCCGCCGGCAGCCGTGATGGAGATGCAGCCGCCGAATTTTCTGGAGCGCAGCGAGAAAAACTTGCAGCAGCTCTTGAGCGATTTGGGGTTGAGCAGTACTCAATCGCCGGCGACGCCAACAAAGCGGCCGGCCGGCTCAACGCCTGCCAGGTGATCCTGGCAACCGACCGCGCCGGTGCCAAGTGATGACTATGCTGGAATCTGGTAACCACCGGATTCCAGCATGCCCCCCGAAGAAATCCTTGAACGCGCCGCTGCGGCGTTCGACCACCTGGGCCGGAGCAAAACCTTAACCCTCGGTCAGGGCGCGCGGATTGTCGCGTCGTTCCGAGGCGTTGAGCCGCTGAGTGGCGACCTGTTCCCTGCCGACGCGCGGCAGCTTGAGCTGGCGACGTGGATGCTGATGCTGATCGGTGAGACGGATAGATTGCTGGAGAGGTATCGCGGACTTGGATTGCCTGGGCAGCTGAAAATGGCGGAGGTGCCATTGCTGCAGGCTGCGATAAAAGAGAGGTATAAGACGGTGCTGGGCGGCCGACCCGCCAAGCCGTTTTGACATTTGGTTCACAAAGGAGAGGATGATTTTGATGGGGTGGCCATCTTCTTTTGTTCATCAAGTAAATCAGCCCAATCCTGCATCATCTTCTTGCGCTCGGCCATGTAGCCAGCGTGATTGTAAGCTGCTTTCACCTTATTTCGCTCAGAATGAGCAAGCTGTCGTTCTATGATGTGCTCCGGATATCCATGCTCGTAGAGTATTGTGGATGCCGTAGAACGAAACCCATGTCCAGACACGATTCCCTTGAAACCAATCAGCCCGATCAGGCGGTTTATCGTGGACTCCCCAATTCCCGCATTGGGTCTGCGGATGTTGGGAAAGACATGAGCATGCATCTCCGTGAACGGTTTCAGTTCAAGCAAAAGTGCAATGGCTTGGCGGGAGAGAGGGACCAAATGCTCTGTTCGCATCTTCATCTTGTGGGCAGGAATCCGCCAAATAGCATTGACCAAGTCAATGTCAGCCCACTCAGCCTGCCTAATCTCCGCCGTCCTAACAAATGTCAATAGCATGAGTTTGGCGGCAGGTTTCGCCACGCCGAACCCCCTGTAGGCTTCCAGGGCATTAAGAAATTTGGGCAGATCAGCTTTTGCTAGGGGCCTATGGTGCTGGACTGCACCCGCCTTGATATACCCTTCAAAGCTCTGCGCGGGGTCTGACTCTGCCCTGCTAGACGCAATTCCGTAGTTGAATACTGCAGATATCCACATCCTGACATTTCTTGCCACTGTCCGGGCATCTCGCTTGACGATCCCATCCAGGATGTTTCGGATCATTGGCGGCTTAATGTCACGAACCGGTAGCGCGCCTAGAGTCGGGTAAACATCAGTCTTCATCGCATTAGCAACCCGCCGGCGATACGCCGCAGACCACTGAACGTTTGCAGTCATCCAGTCGGCCGCTAGAACCTCGAATGTCTCCCCTGCTGCTGCGAGGTTTGCATGCTTCTCTACACGCTTGGCCGTAGTGGGATTGATCCCCTTGTCGACCAT